CAAGCACGGTTAGATCTATAGAGAAAATAATTGCTATTAAACATGAAGATCTTAAACTAAGTGATCTAGATTTCAATTAGAATCATCAGAAAATGATAATATTTGGAGTATAAATGTAAATAAATCTATTATTACATTAAAATAATAAAATAATTCTAAATTGCTTTATTATTTTAATTACATCACGCTATACATTATACATTATACATTATACACTACACGTTACATTTACCACATACCAAAGCGAGACGTGCGCTTCTTACGGAGGCGGTATGCACGGCGGGCCGCGATAGCAGTCTTGGTCATCTTGAGCTTCCGGCGCTTGCGACGACGGAGCTTCTTGACGGCACGGCGAACGCGGCGCTTCTTTGGCGAGAGAAGGTGGCCACGACGCTTGAGAACCTTCGCCTCGATGTAGTGACGACCAGACTTGGTACGATAGTAGAGACCACCGTTGGTACCACGGTGGAGCTTGCGCTTGCGACCGCGGACAGTTACGAACGCGCGCGATTTTGGTAGCGACTTAACGTAGTGACCGCGCTTTGGGCGACGGCCAGGTGACTTCTTGGCCTTGCGTGCACGACGCTTCTTACCGAAGAACAAACTAAGCATATCAGGCATATTTATTTTAATATAAACAAAAGAAAAAAAATAAAATTAAATTCAAAAAATTAAAATAAAATTTTAATAAATTTTGAAATAACATTTTCTTTAAAATTGTGCAAATTTAGAAAATCCATTAGTATTTTTTTGTCTACATTAATTTTTTCAAATTTATTTGGGACCTTGTAATCAAATTCTTTGAAAATTTTTCTAGAAATGTTGTAATTAAAATTCGACGCTTCTTTGTTTAAGGCTTTAAGAATTTCTTCGATTGAGCCGTGCTTTTTGATTAAATTAAATGCTGTAATTGGACCTATCTGTGGTATAGGATCGGTGTAGTCGCAACCGGAAAGAATACAAAAATCAACAAAAGAATCATGGGACATTTCAAAACGCTGCAAAATTACATCTGTATTTATCTCTGTTATATTTTTATTGATGGATGTTTTTAGAATTATAGGACATCCAAATGTACTAGCATCTGTATCATCGGTTACCGTATAATCTACAAGACCATTTTTCTGTAAAAATGCACAATATTTTTCGGCATCCTCTGGGGCTGTGCAATAAGGAATCCCAGATTTTTCAAGAAGTTCTTTGCTTTCTTCGACATGTGATTTTTTAATTACAATTAATTGAGACAATAGTTTTTCTATCTCTTCTTGGATAGTTTTATTTTCTTCTTCGGTTTCTGGTTCTTTTGCTCGAAGCTCTTCCAGCCTAAGATACATTTTTTCCTTTGTAGCTTGGCGTTTGACAAGTGTTACTCTTTTTGCCTCTGGCGGGGTTCCGTCAAATACGAAAATAGGGAGTATACCATTCATAAGATAAAACTTAATTCTATTTGCGATTCCTATGAGATGAGAGTTTTCAACCCTCGATGCATATTTAAATTTATAAAGAAGAATACTGCAGTCTATAGCAACTTTTGAATTTCTGTACTTTGAGATGTCACAAGTCTGGATGGCATCTGGTGCCCACTTTTTAATAACGGTATTTAGTCCGCGGATACCCATTTTATTAATGTAGTATATTCTATTCTTTTAAGTAATATCTTTTTTTGTAAAATATCAACGTATCTTTATTCTCTAAATGCATACTCAAGTAGAATATTTTCTTCTTCTGGTTCATCAGATGTTAAATCAAGGGTTCTTTTTTGTTTTGGAAACTTTGGATGTAATTTAATATCATTATTTCTATAGTATTCTACTTCTTTCCAAAACTCTTGTAATATTGGTATATTTTTATCCAACCACTTTTGATCTCTGTATACTCTTACTATATTCATTGTATCCGGTGGGAGATATTCTATAAAATCTGCTACCCTAAGATCGCAAATAAAAAGATTAAGCTGAACTTGTGGTAAATAATACTCCGGAATCTTACCAAACTTAATTTTTCTTCTATATGGACACTTTACTTCTAAAAGAACCGGATCTGCTTCATTATTTGTTTTAGAGATAGCTATTCCATCGGGAGACCCAGCCATCCAATAATAATCTTTATTATGATACACATCTTCGTGTGCTATAAGGCCGAAATTATAATTTACTTGTCCTGTAAGTTCGCAGTATTTATCTATGGCTTCGTCTTCGTATTTTTGTCCATGTCTTGTAGCAACATTTCCAACAAAAGGCTTTGGATCAAAACCACATTTCTTAAAAAGAACTTCGCGTGGTTTTTGGTACGGATTAAGACCTAAAACAGTACCCGCGTCAGAACTAGTAAGTTTATTTTCACGTTGTTTAAACCACATATCAGACCTTTGTTCATATTGAGGAATTTCTAACAATTTATTAATTTTATGCATTTAAGTTTACTTTTATATATAAAGTAACTTTAAATTAAAATGCATAAAGATATTTTTATATCTCATACTTGGCAAAAAGACAAAAAGGACCGAAATAATCATACGAGATGTATGACCTTATGTAATATATTAAAAGAACAGGGTTATTCAGTATGGTTTGATCATTATGATATGGGAAGAGATGTAGATAATTCTATAACTCAAGCTATAGACAATTGTAAAGTTTTTATAGTTTGTCTCACGACTGCGTATTGTTTAAAAATAAATAATGCAGTTAAATCAAATAAAATAAATGACAACTGTTTTAAAGAATGGAACTACGCTGTTTACAGAAATAAGATAATAATACCGGTAATAATGGAGGAAGATATGTTAAATAATTACACACAAAACGACGGAATAATTAATATGTACTTAAATTCATTGATTTATTTTGACATGACAACTGACAATTATGAAGTAAATGATTTCAAACTATTATGTAAAAATCTAAGAAAACAAGGAGTTTATACAAATTTAGAAAAAGAGATACTAAACATACGCGATACATTATCATTTAATAGCTTTTTAGAATACATTAGCGAAAACTTCAATAAACAAAAATTTAAAAAAATAAAACAAACAATGAAAATAAAAACAGGGAATATTATATACATATAAATGGAATGTCCAATTTGTTTTAACTTAATCGAAAAAAGTTGTGTAGGATCTTGTATGCATCATTATTGCTATAAATGTATGATTAAATGGTTATCATTTAATACATTTTGTCCAATTTGTAAAAAACAAGTATTAGAAATAAAATTAGATAAAGAGTTTGATAGTATAAATAATCCATTAGAGTCTATAAATTTAGAAGAAATAACAAAAAAAGTAATAATAAAGTTTGACGACAATGTTCCACCTGGTATACCAATAAGTAATAATTCTGGTCCAGGTATCAAAGTTAAAGATCTTAAGAAAATTGACAGGTGTTATTTAAGCGGACTTAGAAAAGATGATATAATTTTATTTATGAATTCTGTACCTTGTAATAAACACGAACGCTGTATTAAAATAATTGAAGAGTCTTATAAAACTAATACGGAATTAATATGCGAACTATTAATAATTAAAAAATAATTTATAATTTAAATGGACGATCCGGATATCTTATACATCATTATCAAAAATAGAACTTTGCATGACAATGTAAACTTTTGCAATGTAAATAAAATGTTTTATGAAATAACTAAACTTATTAGTTTTGAACAAATTAGTAAGTTATTTTATTTCAACAGAATGAAGAAAAGAACATTGTTTCCAAAGAAAAAAAAGATGAGACACAATTATTACACACTGAAAAATATGTATATAAATAAAGAAGAACAACCCATTTTATTTTTTTAATTTTTTAACAGTTACGCTTGGGGTATTCTTTTTCTTCAATTTCTTTTGATCGTATTCTTCTACTGTTTTGGCTTTCTTTTCGTCGTAATTTTTTTGACAATACTTCCAAAGCTCTTTTGATCCTATTTTAAAATTTCTATTTGGTTTTGCTCTGTACCAGAATACACAGTCTTGTATGTTATTACTTTTTGATGTATTATCAAGAACTAAACAGTCGTAACCTTCTGTGCAACTATTTAGTACATCTTGGAAAACGCTTAAGTGTGGAAAAATACCAAAGAAATTCTTATAAATTTTCTCTTGATTTTGAATTATATTTTCTCTAAGTATAAAAACGTAGTCTATATTTGCTCTTAAATCTGGCGGCAAATCCATACAATATTGCATAGTAAGCATAAAAGTTATACGCCAATGTCTACCATTCATAAATATGCCCCGTATATTAGTATCTCTTATCATTCTTTTATCATACATACAGTCATCTAAGAGCACAAAAACGTCCCCGTCTGTATTCTTTGTGTTTCCATTTATTATCTTTTTTTGACGAGTTATAACTTGTTGAATAATTTCTGGTTTATATTCAGAATGTATTAATATATCTGGTATAAAACTTGAATAGTATGCATTACCGTCTTCGGTGGCAGATATTGCCACTCCTGCACCGATTCGTCTAAGATAATATAATATATCTGCAACTAATGTACTTTTACCTGTTCCTCTTTTTCCAATAAAAACGCACGTGGCAGGTCCAGAACCAGACTTGCGTCTCTCTTCAATTTTTTTTGGATTGAATTTTGATAACGATATTGACATATTATATTACTGTATAATTATTTTAAAAAACGAATTAGTCCCAATAATTTGTTGTTAATATTTCATCTGGTTCGATAGTTACATATGAATATAACAAGCTGGCAATTATTCCAGAAACTATAGATACAGTTATATTAAATGTAAAATTATCATCTTTTTCTTTATCAATGTAATTCAAAAGCATAAAAACAGCCAATGTAATTAGTAAAATTATAACTAATGTTGTAAGATCTAATGTGTAAAAATCTAGTGATGTCATTTATTATAAATGGATATAATTTAAAATAACAATTACAAACTTAAAAAAATACATTATATTAAATTAAAATGGGAGTTACAATCAAAGATCTTTCTAGTTATAATTCTATTAACAGTATTAATTTTGGAGAAAAAGTATTATTTTTTAAATTTGGAGCAGACTGGTGCATCCCTTGTATAGAACTTGATAAAGTTCTCGTGACCGTTCCAGAAAGTATGCTTTATCATATATCAATAGAAAATGAAGATTTTGAATCCTTTTTTATGGATAATAAGATTTATACATTGCCAGATACAATAATTAAATATAAAAATAATACTACGAGATTTCGGGGAATGAGAACCTTGGATCAAATTCTTAAAATGATTGAAAAATTAAAAGAAGAAGCTCCTTAATCTCAGTATCAAATTTTGCAAAAAAATAATTGGTTTAAAAATTTAGTTCATTTTATAATCAGTTATCATGGCGGAGAACTACAAGAAGTATTCGCAAATAGAACATGTTCTAGCAAGACCTGGTATGTACGTCGGTGATACGAAATGTACAACCAGTGACTGCTGGATATTAACTGATAATAAAGCTGAACTCAAGTCTTGTAAATGGAACCCAGGGATTTTTAAAATCTTCGACGAGATCTTGGTAAACGCAACAGACGAAGTTCAACGGAATAAGTCTGTTAAATGTATCAAGGTTAATATCGAAAATAATGAAATCTCTGTTTTTAATGACTCTGGAATCCCTATTGAAATTCACCCAGAGTACAAAGTTTATATTCCGGAGCTAATTTTCGCCAATCTTCTAACATCAAGTAACTATGACGACTCGCAAAAAAGAACCACAGGTGGTCTTAATGGTTTGGGAGCTAAGTTGACAGCTATCTTTTCTGAATACTTCACTGTTGAAACAGCAAAAGATGGCAAAAAGTACACTCAAACATTTGAGAACAACCTTAGCAAGATTAATAAACCTAAGATTTCTACTTGCAAAAGCGAGTACACAAAAATTACATTTAAGCCCGACTTTGAAAAGTTTGGAACATCGGGTATCACAGATGATACACTAGCGGTTTTAACCAAGCGTGTATTTGACATCTGTGCAATGACGAGTAAAGATGTCAGTGTTTACCTGAATGATAAAAAACTAACAATTAAGGACTTTTCTGAATACATTTCAGCTTACATAGGTCCTAAGAAAAACTGTCCGCGAGTTATTCAGGAGACTTCTCATTGGCACGTCGGTATTGCTCCTTCGGATACTGGTTTCCAATGTATATCATTTGTAAACGGAATCAGTACTTCTGACGGAGGCTCACATGTTGATCATGTAATCAATCCAATAATCAAAAAGGTAACAGAAATTATTCAAGAAAAACACAAAAATTTAACAATTAAGCAACAATACATCAAAGACAATCTTTTTGTATTCATAAATTGTCTCATTGAAAATGCTACTTATTCATCACAGACAAAGGAGAAGAACATTACCAAGATTTCAGATTTTGGTAGTAAATTTTCTGCATCTGACGATTTTATTACATCGGTTGCCAAGATGGGTATCATCGAGAATATTCTAGCTATCGCCGATGCCAAAGAAAAGAAGTCTCTTCAAAAAACAGACGGAAAGAAAACAAACCGAGTTATAATTCCAAAACTAGACGACGCAAATAAAGCCGGAACAAAAGACTCGAAGTTATGCACTATCATTTTTACAGAGGGAGACTCAGCAAAAGCTACAGCTATCTCTGGTCTTTCTGTGGTGGGTCGCGACACTTATGGAGTTTTTCCTCTCCGCGGTAAACTTCTAAACACAAGAACGGCAACTTATGCACAGTTGTCAAAAAATGAAGAAATTAATAACATTAAGAAGATTCTTGGTCTTCAGAGTGGCAAGAAATATTCTTCTGTCTCTGAACTAAGATATGGTAAAATTATGATTATGACCGACGCAGACACGGATGGATTTCACATCAAAAGTCTTATAGTGAATTTCATCGGAAATGGCTGGCCCGAACTTTTAAAGACGGATTTCATTTCATCTCTTGTAACACCTGTCATTAAGTTGTCAAAGAAATCTCAGATTGTCCCATTTTATAACGTGGATGATTACAAAAAATACAAAAGCGAAAACAATGTCTCAGGATTCAAAGTAAAATATTACAAGGGTCTTGGTACTAGCACATCCAGCGAGGCAAAAGAATATTTCAAAGACATGAAAACACTAAATTATAAATGTGAAACAAAAGAAGACGAAGAATATCTTAATCTAGCATTTACTAAAACAGAGGCAGATGCGAGAAAAAAGTGGATTCTGAGCAATATCAAGAGTCCAGAAACACTTGATTACAACATTAATAAGGTAAACATAAAAGACCTTATTAATAAAGAACTTGTACTTTTTTCAATTGCAGACAATGTAAGGTCTATTCCGAGTCTTGTAGATGGACTTAAGCCGTCTCAAAGAAAAATTGTATTTGCGTGTATCAAGAGAAATCTTCATCAGGAAATAAAAGTATCTCAGTTAGCAGGTTATGTTTCTGAAGTATCGAGCTATCACCACGGAGAATCAAGTCTTCAAGATACAATTGTAAATCTTGCACAAACATTCACGGGTTCTAATAATATGAATCTTCTAGAACCAGCTGGACAGTTTGGAACAAGACTTCAAGGTGGCAAAGACTCTTCTAGCCCGAGGTACATATTCACGCATCTATCGAAAAACTTTAAAGAATTGTTTAACAGTGATGACCTAGACTTGCTCGATTATCTGGACGACGATGGTCAATCAATTGAACCAAAGTTTTATGTTCCAACGCTACCGATTGTTCTAATAAATGGTGCTTGTGGCATTGGAACCGGCTTCTCAACCGATATTCCATGTTTCAACCCAGATGATATCAAAGACCGCCTACTAAGACTCGTAGAGGACGAAGATTCAGAAATTGCAGAATTAACACCGTGGTATAAAGGATTCACTGGAACTATCAAAAAAGTAGAAGAAAACAAATGGACTACACACGGTAATTACAATATCAAGGCAAATGTGATTACCGTTACAGAACTACCTGTCGGAACATGGACTGAAGACTACAAAACATTTCTTGATAAGCTAGAAACCGAAAACACTATTTATGGCTACAAGAATATGTCAACCGAAACGTCTGTAAATTTTGAAATTAAAATGCCCCTAGAGACTGTATACGAATGGAAAGACAATCGAGAGATTGAAAAGAAACTAAAACTAGTAAGTCATATATCCGCTAAGAACATGTATGTGTTTAACGAGAAGAATGAAATAGTTAAAATGGAATCACCGGAAGAGATAATTTATCATTTCTGGAGAATCAGGAACGAATACTATAATAAGCGCCAGGTTAATCTAGTAACTAAATCAAGCTACGAACTGAATGTTATTACAACAAAGATTGACTTTGTAAATGATGTAATCGAAGAACGAATTAAAGTGTTCCGTCAAAAGCTCGAATATATAAATAAACAACTAGAAGATAAAAAGTACTTGAAAGTAGAAAATACATATACGTACCTCACGGATATGAAAATACATACATTTAGCGAGGACACCATATCAAAACTTACAAAGAAACAAAAAGAGCTACAAGAGACTTTGGCAAAAATATCTGGTTACAAACTAAGAGATTTCTGGATGGATGATATCAACTAAACTCATAAACTCATAAATAAATATTATAGTCTCCTAGGAGACAAAAATTCATTTCATTTTAAAATAAAATATTTACATTAATTAAAATAAAATGAATTTTTTTATGGCTTTGATTGTTGCTGTATCAACATGGATGACCTTTTCGGTTCTTAATGAACTAGCTACAGCGAAGGACGGTAAGGGCTGTTGCCAGTCAAAGGATTGCGGCGAAGGCATGATAGCTTCTACTTTGTGGTGGATGAATCTAGCAGTAGCTCTAGTATTTACAATTTATGTATTAATGCAAATTTACGATGAATACGGCGGAGCGGTAAAGTCGCGCGCTTCTGTTCTCGTACGTAAGAACCCCGTTACAAAGGGTGTACAGATGGTTTTCGGCAATTAAGGTTGTGTAAAATTATTTTTAATTTCTAATAGCACGGGAGCGTGGTCGCTGGCCAATGGTAAACTTTCGTTATTTTCACCAATGCGTTTTAAACATTTACTGGCAATTTGATTAGAATTAAAGTTCTTAGTAAAGAAATAATCAAGTCGCCAACCTTTGTTTCTATTTCTGGTAGCAGCAATTCCATTTTCTTTGCGAGCTCTCGGGTCCCACCACGTGTAAACAATGTCATCGTCTTTTATAGCGTCTATGTATCCAATGTCGTGTAAATTTGTATAAAATTCAAGTTCATGTTTGTAATACCCAGGACCTTCGGCTACTAATGTTTTATCAAAATGTGTCGAAACTGCAACATTGAGATCTCCGCAAAATACAACCGGTCCGTTTATATTATTTAAATAATCAATCATAGCCTCCATAAAATAAATCTTGTTGTCAAAATTAGTACCACTGTTCGGCGCATAAACTGTAATACAAGTAAAAGATTCAAATGTAATTGTTATAACTCTACCTTCTGTGTCTTCATATCCTGGAAAAGTTGTAGAAATTTCTAGAACGTTCATATTTTCTCTGTAAAAAACAGCAGTCCCCGAATATCTATCTGCAGCTCTAGCCCCGTCCATTTTAGATTCGTTAAACATAGATTTATAACCCGGAATAGATATCTTTTTAGCATTTTCTAAACCGCATCTAGTTTCTTGTATGCATATTACATCGGGAGCGTAATCATCTATAAGCTTTTTCATAGGACTAGATTCTTGTAGACAAATTAATTCATTCTTCTTGAGTTTAGAACTAATCTGTTCGTTGAAAATTCGCGATCGAATACCGTTGACGTTCCATGTAATAATCTTCATGTTTAATTATAAATTAAATTATACATTATATACTTAATATTCATATTTTTTCGCAAATTTACTTTAGAAGCCTGTTTGTCTTGAAGAATAAATCAACTTCATTCTGAGACTGGGTAAATTTTAAAGGCCTTTGTTCAGGGGGGTTCCATAACTTAGTTATTAAGTTGTAAGCATTTTCCCATTTTTCTGATCCCTCTGTCAATATGCTTATGCAGTGACAGTGTTTAATTATTAGATCATTAAGATCTGTTATTAATTTTATTAGTTTAATGTAAGCAGGGAGAGGCAATTCATTTTCTTTTTTACAGATTCCAAGATTTATAAATAAATAATAAGCTAAAGAATTGTCTCTAATGTATAACCAAGTATTGTTAAAATATTTTAAAAATTCTTTAAATCCTTCTTCGTCGTATACTACATCTGCTATTAAATTAACGGTGAACATCTCTTTGTCTGGATTTAGAGTTATATTGTAACCCTCTCTTTCTAATATAATTATTTTGTCCATTGTTATTATTGTAATTATAATTTAAAAACTAAATTATTGCGCGCAAATATTACGTTTTTATATTATTATTAAGATATTTCATAAATTATGTAATTGTGAATACACTATTTGGTGATGACAGACATTCTACCAGAAGACATTCTACTAGAAGACATTTGGGACCAGATTTCAGATATGCTAGAAAAAGAAAATACTAAAAATAACGTTTTAGAAGAGTGTCACCATTTAAATATCATACGTGATCAAAAAGAGGGTGCCGAAATTTGCATAGATTGTGGTTTAGTTGTGAATAATAGAATTTGCGAATCTTGTGAATGGAATAATTATAAATCAGAAGACGGAGCATTTAGTACCAATTCTCAGAGAGCAGATCTTTATGTATCAGATAACCCATACGAAAAGGGAGGAAGTGTTCCAGGTTTTTATAAAAACAGTTTTATGATGAGAATGCATTTACAGCAAACGTTTAGTCATAAGCAGAAAACATTCTGGAAAATATCAGAAAAATTCAATCATTACATATCTGTAATAGGTATTCACCAAAGTGTGTTACCAACGGCTAAAGGCATGTGGCATGTTTGCATGGAATCTGGAAAACTTACGAGAGCTTCTGTAAGAAATGGACTTATTTCTGCATGCTTATATTATGCTTGCATTCATAATAATCTTCCAGTAGATCGCCAAAAAGTTATAGACAACACAGAAGGAAATCAGAAAGGATTTCTAAAAGGTGAGAAAATTTATCTGGAGATAATGGAAACTCATGGGGTTTATAACTATCTAGGAAAGCAGAAAATAGACATTAAAGAAAACGACACTTTTGTAAAGTTTTGTAGCACCCTTGAATTACCTTTTAAAACTGTACACACATGCAACGAAATATACACCGATTGTTTAGATAAATTAGACTCGGTTACACCAAAGTCTATAACAGCTGGGATATTATTCTTTGTGGTAAAACATAAATTAAAGCTAAAACAACCTTCAAAAGCAAAGATATCTCAAGTTGTAAATGTTTGCATACCGACTATAAATAAAGTGGTTTCAATTCTAGAAACAATATATTTAGACTAATTAATATGTTTCTTATTACCGCTATTTTAAGTTTTATGGTACCGCTGCCAAATAATAACGTGTATAGACCGGATATATCAATCAGGTCTAAACTATACTTAGACACCAATTTAATACACTCATTAGAACCTCCCTCGGGGGGGTCATTAAAACTTTTAACCCATTTAAACGCAGCAAGCTGGTCTTACAACTGGTTAACGTACATATCAGCAAGCGATACGCCGGAGTTTGATGAACACTACTATATGGACTACTTTAATATGAGAGGACTCTCTAATATTTACACAGACACTGATTTTTTTTATTTAGGATATTACCCGGATGAAATGAGATGTAACGAGGGACCCATGTACATCGCTTTATTTGAATTATTACATTCTAAAAGAGTATTTAATTGTAAGATAATTATAGAGAATCCACATTATATTCATTATAATTCTACGTTAAAAGAGTTTAAACAAGAAGTAAAGCATTTAACGGACGCGGCATTTGTATTTTTTAAATATACAGACCTTAATACCCCAGGTCAACTAAGGTACTATTTAGATTGGAATTATGAAATTAATTAAAATATATTATATTTATTAAATGGTAGTTATAGATTTATACAAATCCTTTATTAATAGATTTGCTGGTTATAATATACTACAGGTCTTTCCAGATGACCAAGGATGGGATTTGGAGTCACAAAGAGCAGTGCCTTCAAAAAAACAGGTATTTTATGGACTTCTAAGAATAATATTAGGCTGCGACGCGGCACACGATTTTATGGCAACTCGCGGTAGAGATCTAGATGACGATGAAAAGAAATTATTTATAGAAGGTACGTCAGATGCAGTTACATTAGATTTAACACGGGTTATGCCAGGATTAGACAGACTATGCGAATCTTTAATAGATTATCCTAGATATAGAATATCAGGTGATAATACTTACTTTAATTCAGACACAATTGCTAAAGAAACAGTAAATAAAATATTAAAATATCTAGGACTAAATCTTGTACCACTTAATGAAATTGGTTATGGAGATTGCACAGGGGATTATGGTTTAACAAGAATGGTTAAAATAATAAATTTTGCTAATACAGGTACAACAACTATTCCAGGTATCGATTTTATTCTAAAGGTAGATGCAACACAAAATCCTATTGATATGATACCTATATACAGCAGTCTTTTATTGGAGGCAAGATTAAGAAACAGTAATTGTCCAAATACATACAATATCAAATTAGGAGAAGATATATCAAGTGTTTATGATGCAGCAAATGATGATAAATTACAAAAAACTCTAAAAGAAAATAATTTTTTACTTTCAACTATAAACAATACAACTTTTGATGTAAAATGTGATATTTATGATGTAGTAAAATGTTCCTTGAACTTAGTACCCGGTACTTCAGCTGTTGTAAGTTTAAATGTATTCAAATATTTTACACAGGATATTAATGTACCTGTGACAAATGAAAAAGTAGGTAGTGTCGCTAAAAATAGCGTTAAAGGCCTTGTTAATCAAATGAAAGCAGCGTCATCCTCGGCGGATGATAATACTAAAAAAGAAATAATATATAAATATTCTATTGCTAAGACATTGGGAGATTTTTTACAAATAATAAGTTACTTAAATATACCTACAAATCAAAAAATATTTATATCCGCAGACATTTTAAGCACTAAGATATGCTCTCTGTTCAGTAAAGCTTCGTTTATAGAAAATATAGGTACAAAAGAAAATTTAATAACAGGTATGGGAGTATATATGACTAAAGACGAGGCTGATAGACAATCCGTTGCTGGTCAGTTATTAATAATGGCCGGTCAAAGAAAACGAGGAAGAAATGATTTTGGTAAAAAATCTAATAAAGTAAATAGTATGTCTAATGAAGAACTTAAAAGAAAATTACAATCAGTTGGTATAAATGTAACAAAATTAAGCTCTAAAGGAAAAAGACTAAATTTGACACGTAAAGAAATGGAAAAGAAAGCAAAATTGTTCAGGAATCTACAACTTCGTGCAAAGAAAATTGGCATTAAACTTATGTATAAATCTAGAAGACGGGGATACGTTTACAAAAGTTATACTCGGTTAATGAATGAATTAGAAAGGATAAAGACTAAATACATTTCTAAATTCGGATGACCCTCGAGGGAAGAAGAGTCTCGTTTCGGATGAGGCTCTCGCAAAAGAATGTAAAATCTTAAGTTAATATTCGAGATGACGAAATCTAATTAAATTACAATTTAGATTTCTGAGAAAAAGAATATGCGAGAATTAGATATTGTTTGGATAATATATAGTTTTGTAAGCCATTGGTATATCTATTTTTTCAATCGGATACACAAGACTTCTAGCTATAACACTTCCGTCTTCGTATTTATCGTTTTTAATTTTATAAAAGTCCTTGATCTCCCTGCTTATCTGAACAACCATATGTCTATGTAAACCCGGGTGTTGCTTAGAGTACGTGTACGGAATGTCCCCACTCGGCAAAACGGGAACGATCTGATCTCTTAGAATTACGTCTATATTTTTCTGAGGATCTCTTGGATCGTTCAAAAGCGGGGCGTCTGAGTAAGTATGCCTCCAACTGAGATACAATCTAATATTAGTTTTCTTAATCTTTTGACTAAATATTTCGTGAATTATATTTTGATTGAATATAATAATATTCTTAGGTTTAACTGCTATTTTAACTTTAGTATCTTTATATTTTCCTTCTATTTTCTCAAATCCTCCGTTACCTTTACAAAGATGAGTACCTGGGACGCAAGAAAAATATTGAGTTTCTTCTGAATCTAAATTAATCCATCCTCCGTAAATATTATCTTCTGTGTCTTGAATAGAACACGTATCGCGATGGAATGTTTCTCCGCCCAATGTTGTTCCTTCTCTTCTTATAGCCAAACGATCGAACAACATTTCTAATTTTCTATCTGGGTCTAAATTTTTAAAGAAACTTCTGAGTTTATTAAAGATAATATATCTAAGAGCATATATTTCTTCACTGTGAAAACTCGCCGGATTTCCGAATGCCCCAAATGCTCCGAGAACATACCCATACCGCGGATTTTTAGTTTTGAAATCTCTAATCTGAATCTGTTCTATTCTTTTGAGCCAATCTGTATTCAAAAATTCTGCCTGTTTCTCGGGTAAACGAAGTTCTATAACTGTAAAACCATTTGTTGAAAGTTCCTTGCCTTTATCAATTAAATAAGAGTTTTCTATATTCATTGCCTTGATTATACAATTAATTATTTTTTTTTGTTAGACATCGTTATATATAACAATATTTTATTAATAAATCTTAAAAAAAATATTTATTAATAATAAATGGAACAAAGCAAAGGAATGTCATTTCCCGAGGTAAGCGGACCGGTGCTTAGTTTATATATATTAACATTTGTGGCCGCTTTGATAATGTTACCAACAGCGTTTGCTAATTGGTATAGCAAGTGTTTCAAAATAAGTATGTTGTATGGCTTTGCTATAGTATTTTCGTCTTTCATAGTTAGTTTAATATCGTCAATTTTCCCAGAAGATATTAGTAACGCTCTTAATCACCTAAACTTGATTGTAATTTGTTTTGTAACTGTATATGGAGTCTTTTTACAACTTACCGGTAAATGCGACTTTGGAATTTAATCTATAAGAATGGTAAATTTTTTAAAAATAAATGTATTTTCATAATAATATAAACATGGATTGTTTGCAATATTATTATGAAAATACAGAAGATGCTGAAAAGTATGCGATTAGTTGTGATAATAAGACATTCGAAAACTTAGATGATGTAGAAAAGTTCAATAATAAAGAACTTTTAGAATTTGTAGCACGGGAATACTCTAGCGAAGCTTTTCCAGAAAATTCTCCTTTCGAGTTCAAAGACGATTACATACAATTGTCGAATAATGAAATATGTAAAGCTGTAGAAATGTCTCTTGCTCCTCAGCAAAAATTTATGGGGCAGATTATGGGGCCAAGTTCTAATTTTAATAATATGCTTATCTTTCATGGTCTTGGCTCCGGTAAGTCTTGCACGTCTATAGTAGTTGGAGAAGCTTTGAAAAATGCAAGCAACCAAAGACTTTTATTTGTTGTACCAGCGCCTCTTGTAGATCAATACTATGAAGAAATAGCAGGAGAAATTAGAAATGGTAAATTCTTCTCTTGTCCTTCGTTTTGTTTAGTACGCAATGGAGGTAAAGTAGAAAGAGATTTTTATGTATCACAGGCTCAGAATTCTATACTTATTGCTAGATTAAGACAATACGAAACAGAACAAGGAAATTTAAATATTATTCAAGAAAGAATTGATTCCGGGGACAACACGGCTGCTACAGCAAAATTATTTAGAGATCAAGAAAATAAATTGAAAGTACTTAAAAGAGCACTTGACAACTATCAAAAAGATCTTCGTGGTAAAATAATTAGAACATTTGAAATAGTAACACATCAAACATTCATAGAATCTATTTACAAAACTGGAAAAGATGGACAATTATTAAAGGGTTCTAGACTTTTAGAAGATACCGCATTATTTCATGAAAACGGTCTTCTTATAATTGACGAAATTCAAAGACTTGTGAGTGAAGGAGGTATATTCTATAAAAAGTTATACAACGCAATAAAGTATTACTTTCATCCAAAGTTAAGAATAGCGGTTATGTCCGCTACTCCTATTTACGACAATCCTTATGAGCTTGCTCTTACAATAAACTTACTTAGACCAAGAGTACCATTTCCTATAAATAAATCAGACTTTTATAAGTTCTTCGTTGGACAATACAACGGAGATGATTGTGTACAAACAAGCGGTAATAAGACGTGGATATCAGAGGACTCTTGTATAATTAATAAAGACCTCATTAGATACATTTGCTCTGGATATGTTTCATATTTCAAAGGAGGTAATCCAAATGCGTATCCATATAAAAGACTAATTACAATGGAACATACATTTTCAGCTCAGCACAAACTAGAATACATCGGTGCTCTTAAATCGGACGTTTCTAAAGATAAAAACTTTGGAAAGAAGGCGAATGGTCTTGGTGCTTATGAAAATGTACTTTTAGGTAACTATGAATCTGAATCAGAGGATAAAGTTTCTGGAATGTATGTTACTACACAACAATACTCAAATATATTTCTTCCAAAAATAGGAGAGGTTGTAAATAAGACATTAGCTGAGAAAAAACAGGCCTTACAGACATTTAAATCTAATTTAATAGGTATGAAATTTAAAACACCTACAGAGGTCATTAACTATGTAAAGCTATTTTCTGCTAAATTTGCATCTATAATTGAATTAACACTTAATAGTTCGGGACCTGTTTTTATATTTTCAAATTGGCTTACTTACGGCGTAGAACCTCTTGCTATAATATTAGAAGCGTGTGGACTTACACAGTTTGACAAGGAAGATCGTGGAAATGGTAGATACTTTATCTGGAGTTCAGAAACTAAAACTAAAGATCGTGATGGAACACTTATAAAGAAAGCTAGAAATACATTTAATTCTAATGCTAATTCAGATGGTAGCCAATTAAAGGTAATCTTAGGAACTAGATCTGTTATGGAAGGCGTGTCTTTTAAAAATGTAAAACAAGTACACATTACAGAACCATGGTGGAATGAGTCTAGAATAGAACAGATTTTAGCACGTGCTTCGCGTTATTGTAGCCATTCTAGCTTACCCGTAAATGATCAATACGTAGACATTTACAGACATTATAGCGTATTACCTACTACACCAGGTACGCGCGACGAGGATGTTGCAGCAGTTCTCGGAGAAATTGGAAATCCAGATTGGCAGGGACTTTCTACATATGGAATAGATCAAAAAATGCTTATGTCATCATTGAAGAAATATTCTATAAACAACGAACTAGAATTAGTTTTAAAAAGTTGTGCAATAGACTCTGAAATTAATAAAAATGGAAACATAATTCGTCTTGAAGAACACGTAATACCATCTGGGTCCGGTTTATATCAAATATTCTACAAAAATCCTTCTAATGGAAGAATGTACATTCGAGAAGGTATTCCAGAAAGTGTAACTTTTACACAAGTATACAATAGAGATTTTAGTTTTCCAAACAAAGATTTCCCTATAAAATTCACCGAGTCTAGCCAAGACGAAACTGGTAAATTAGTTCCATATTCAGACCCAGAAATACTAACCGAACCAATGATAAATATAGATCTTAATGTTAAAGAAAATATAGAACCTTGGAAATCGCCCGATACGTTTAAAAACTTAGAAATATCAACCGAAATCAAGGAATACATAACTAAGTTGTACCAAAATTATTCACTATTGCCTATACTTCGTAAAAATTATTTTAACGAAACTGGCAATGCAAAAATTAAATTTAGAGAAGACCCCGTTAAAAGAATGAAACTAATTAAATGTATAAAACAATTATCAGTACAAAATTTAGTGTCTAGCTCAGTTAAAAGAGAAATAGCACAGCAATTCAATAAAGAATCACAAAAGCAAAAAATAAACGCAAAGGTATTAGATTTAATTTATAGATATAATGTTTATCCCGAGTCTTACCTAGAAGAGCTACTTGAAATTGCAGTAAATAATCCAGAATCTATAAATCAAACATTAAAAACTGTCTCTGGTAAAGGTAATTAATTTATAAAAATAAAATGTAATTATAATTATAAAATGAGTGCAGAAACTTTAAAATTTTTTGAAGATAAAACAACTGAGGAAATCATTAACTGGATGTTAAGTAACTTATCGGAAGATCAAATAAGAAGTTGTCTAGATCAGTCTGGTATTCCTGATACATCTGTAATAAAAGGCAAAGAACCCATAGCCGCAGCAGCCGCGGGCTCAGGTCCAATTCAAACTGTAACTTTACCCGATGGTACACAAAAGCAATTGCAACCAGGAGAAGGTTCTTCTTCTGATCCTCTTCCAACTGGTGCTGTAAGACCTGCGCCGGAAAGACCAAAGAGAGACACTGGTAAGATTTTCTTAGATAAATATCGTAAAAAATGTAACGGAACTGGATACTTAATAAAGTCTGTTTCAAAGGATGGCGTAGAATACTACGAATTCAAGGAGATAGAAGATGACGACATGCCTGTTACACCAGGTGCTAACGTAGGAGACGTAGGCTGGGTTAAAAAGAATGTACCAATTTCACAATTCAAAGATTTCTGTACAGACGAAGATCGTGAAATTTTTGAGTTTTTAAAGGAAGAAAATACGGAAACTTTCTTAGGAGCTCCGGCCGAAGTTGTAGAAGTTGCTGCAGATTATCCGTCCAGTGGATTAGTATCTCCCTTGCCAATTATAGCGCCTCCGATTGATATCACGCCCGAACCAACGCCGGTTACAGCGGTTTTAGATGAGGTTCAGATAACCGAACCAATGTTAAAAGCTCTTAAAATTCAACAAGGATCATCACAGGTTATGAGTACAAGTTATCCAAATTTATATTCGCGCCGATTAACAATGTATCCAGTTTTTGTTTATGCATCCGACGGAGACTTAGTTTTACATTTAACTACAGTTGTGATAGACGGCAGACTATCATTTACAAAAGACTCAACTAATAAAAAATTGTTAAATAGTAAATTTAAGAAGATAACGACTGCAATACAGTCTGCAGTTGAAGCTGGTTTATATACACCAACAGATAATATACAAGAAGAATTAAATGAGGCTCTAAAAAGTATTTCGCAAGATATAACAATTAGAATAAGTAAAATCTACGATCCAATAAGACTCGAGGGTTATACTTATTTTGGTACTCTAGATGACGAGAAACCAGATTGGTTAAAAGAAGCTGGACAGATACTTCCAGATTCTCAGGGAAGTTTTGACGTAGTTGGATCTCAGGATCTTGACGAAGATATGTTACTTGTCCCGGAGTTAGAGGGACAGTCTAGTCCCGTAGAAAGATTTAATATGATGGACATCTCTGACACGTCAAATGTAGTTTCTAGTGTCCCGAAGAGCAAGAAAGTTTCTGATATGTCAATCCCAGAGATAGAAGAACGCATGAGAATTCAATTTGGTGAACAATATGTAAGAGATTATAAACCAGAAAAATATGTCAATTCTCTAGGAGTAACAAATGTAAGATATGTAAAACGTCCAGAATGTCCAGAATGTCCACCAGAAGATGAGCCAGTTATGGTTTCGCGGCCTATATTTTCAGAATTTCAAGGTAAACCATCTGTAAATTCAGGTCCCGGAAGATTCGGAGAAGCAGAACCTGATTCAGATGAAGATTTGCTATTTGATTAGTTACGTCTTTTAGATGGTCGCTTTTTGGATATACCGCTAGACTTAAATGATTTTGTAAGAGAAGCTATAGTTCCAGATACAGATAAATCATCTAGATCGCTAAATAATCTTTGCGCATTGTATTCGTCGGCCATTTTAATCATTTCGTTCTGTTTTTCTAATTGTAATAAAAGATCCATATTGTATTTATCATTGTAATGTGATATGAGTCTTTTAAAATTTTGTTTTAGTATAGGACCCCATGCTTCATTTATTTTATTTATGTGGCCGTGAAAAACTTCTTTGTTATGAATGTTTTCCTGTAAAATTTTTTTAAAAAAAGGAACTTCTGTTCTTATCTGTGTGTCAACACGGGGGACGTCAAAAATATTCTGTTCCATAGAAGCTATTATATTTCTTGCGACGGTATCCATGATACTTTGATATAATGTAATTATTTTTTTTTAAAGATATTTATTTTTAGTAATTATTGGGTTATTTCATTAAAATAAAATAATTTATTATAGTAAATGCCAGTGTTTACGCGCCGCCCGGTAGTTGTTAAACCTGAAAAGGTACCAGAGCCTGAAAAGGTACCAGAGCCTGAAAAGGTACCAGAGCCTGAAAAGGTACCTGAACCAGAGCCTGAAAAGGCACCTGAACCAGAACCTGAAAAGGCACCTGAACCAGAGCCTGAAAAGGCACCTGAACCAGAGCCTGAAAAGGCACCTGAACCAGAGCCTGAAAAGGTACCTGAACCAGAGCCTGAAAAGGCACCTGAACCAGAGCCTGAAAAGGCACCTGAACCAGAGCCTGAAAAGGCACCTGAACCAGAGCCTGAAAAGGCACCTGAACCAGAGC